GCATGATCGTGCCGCTCAACGCGTAGACGCGGAGCGCGGCGCGGGCAAAACCCTCACGCCCGAGGATCAGCTTCGTGCGCTGGCTCGTCGGGTTCGCGAGGTAGTGCGCCTCGTCGAGCACGATCGCCTGCGCCTCACGGATGCGGGCCCGCTTGCGCTCGGCGTTGGCGCCGGACGCGACGATCTCGTTGTAGCTGAACACGTCGGGCACGCCCGCGTCGCTCAGGGGCAGACGCCGGAACGCGTCGCGCCACACTTCCCGCGCGATCGCGGGCGCGATCACGACGATCTCCGGCGCGCGGTGCCCCGCCCGCCGCAGGGCCTCCACGGTGGTGAAGGTCTTGCCCAAGCCGGGCGCGTCGCCGAGAATCGCGCGGGCACGCGACGCCATGAAGGCGGCGGCAACGTCTTGGTGCGGGCGGAGCGTAATCATCGGTCAGAGGAGGTCTTCTAGGGTGAGTCGGTCGTCGTCCGGAACGTGTTGCGCGATCTCGGTGAACGTCTTCCATGTCATGAGCACATACGGCGAGCCGCCGTCGCTGCGGGCCACCACGATCGGGAGCTTTGATCGGCGTGCGCTCTGTTGCACCTGCGCGAGCCATGCCTCGTTCTCGATCGTGGTACGGCGCCGCTTGCACTCGACGACGAACCGGCCCGTGTCGTCGAGATCGTGGCCGGAGTCGCGTGCCTGCCCCAGTCGCCGCTTCGCGTCCGGGTAGCCGAGCTTGTGGAACAGCTTTGCCACTTCCCGCTCGAACTCCGCGCCCTTGTCGCGGGAGAGCTTGCTCATCAGAGCTTCGCCTCGACGAGATACTCGGAGACCGTGAGCGCGGCGCCGATGAGCTGACGGAGATCAAACTTGCTGGCTTCCAGCGCGTAATTGCGCTCTCGCCAGTAGCGAAGTATCCGCGCCGCCTCCAGCACCTTCTCCGGCGTGCGCGGCTTCGCGGGCACGACGCGCATCTTCGTCTCGTCGATCCGCAACTCCACGTCGGGTCGCTTCATCGCTTCTGCTCCGCGAGATACTCCGCGGCCTCCACGAGCCGCTGGAACGTTTCGAGACTCGGCGCGTGGCGTCCGGTGAAGTAACGGGAGAGCTGGGACTCGTCCATGCCGAGATGCAGGGCGAGGCGGCGCTGGGGAATCGAGTGCGTCGAGAGAAACTGCTGCAGCTCGGTCATCAGCTTGGACAGGGACTTCTTGGTGCTCATCGCATGGGTGATGCGCCTCCGGCGCCGTCTGCGGGGTGAACGCGCGCCAGCTCGGCGCGCAAGCGGTGAATCTCGGCGGCGAGCATCCCGCCGTCGCCGCTGGGGAGCGTCGCGTGCGGGTGCCGCGCGAGGTACTGCAGGAGCCGCTCGAGCTTCTCGCTCTCGGGCCCGTACCCGCCGCGGTGCGTGGTGAACGCGTCCGCGGCGAGACGGTCGGTCGGGTCAGGAACGCTTGGCACTGAGCGCCCGGTGCCTGCGCCACGCCTTCGCCGAGGTGCGGGCGCGGTGCTTGTCGACCACGTCCTTGAGGCGGCGATGCGAGCCACGCCCGCCGACGTGCTTGTGCAGACGCGAGCGGGGGCGCCCGGTCCAGATCGGGCCGGGCCCCGCGAGTGCCGCGGCGGCGAGGGCGGCGAGGGCGCGCTTCACTTGGGCACCCCCGGCGCCGGGTAGTACTGGGCAAGGCGTTCGAGGACTTCGACAGGAACGGCATCCGCATCCGCAAGAAGGAACGTACACGGATAGCAGCCGCATCCCGAAACGCCCCCGTTGACGGCACGGCGCACGGCTTCCATGTCGATGCTGGCGCGCAAGGCCAGCGCCTTACGCTTCTGGAACTCGCGCTCGGCGTCCTCGGCTTCCTTGCGTTCGATCTTCTCGATCTCGGCGAGCACGTCGGGCTCGACCGCGCGCACCGCGTCGGCGAAGGCTTTCGCCTCCTCCGCCTGTGCCGCTTCGGCCTCGCGCGCCGCGATCTCCGCGCGTTCACGCTCGTCCAGCACCGCCGCGATCTCACGGCAGAGATAGAACTCGGCCTTGCGGAGGTTCTCGACGCGGTCGCCCTTGAGGTGGGCGCGCCAGAGATACTTGAGGGCGTTGCCGAGACGGAAGCCCTGCGGCCCCGTCATCGTCTCGGTCATCGCCTCGATGGCGTCGATGCACTCCATGCCGCTCGACGACGTGTAGTGCGGGGGATGGTTGACCATGTCCATCAGCGGCGCTCCTCGAAATTGATGTACCGCGCGGCGTGGGCGAGCGCGAGCGCGAACCCGAGCAGGCACCAGCCGAGCACGAACAGAATCCAGTCGTACTGCAGGAAGCCACGCGCGACCACCACCAGCCCGGCAACTCCCGCCGCGATGATCGTGCCCAGCAGGCACAACATCCCGAACAGGCAGAGGAGGCGGCTCATGCGCGCCTCTGCACGCGCCGCACCGCGTCACGGCGGGCGGGATCGGCGGCGATCGCGGCGAGGCCTGCGTTGATCTGCGCGTGGAGCCGGGCCACGTAGATGTATGCCGCCACGCTCTGCTTCGCGGTCTCCTTCTTCTCCATCCCGTCCACGAGCGCGTCGCGGCGGGTGCCGAGCTCCGCCGCCAGCGCGGCGGCGTGCTCGTCGGGCACCTCGATGGTCAGCGTGACCATTAGTTGAGCTCCTGCGGGGAAACCCCGCGCGGGCGAATCGACGGCAACGCCGCCTCCATCGCGTTGAACTGTTCTGCCGCGAGCGTCACCTCGGCGCGGGTGTCTTCGATCGTCTTCGTGATCGGGATGTTGATGACGAGCATCTCGATCGGCGTGAGCGTGAGCCAGTGGGTGTCGTCCTTCACGACGCCCTCGCGGATCATCGAGGCCAGCTCGACCTCCGCGACCGCGCGCAGGAAGGTGCCGTAGGCTTCCTGCCACCCCGGCGGGGCGTTGACGAGGTGGTAGCGGCTCGCGCGCTTGATGCCCTCGAGCACGACCGAGACGAGCTCCTGCCGCATCGCGCCGCCCTTCACCAAGCGCGCGGCGACGATGCCCGCGGTGACGTGGCAGAGCGCGGAGGCCTCGGATGCGTAACTGCGGCGCACGTTGGGGGCGACGACGACGTCGAGAAAGCGCGCCGTTGAGTCGGGCAACGGCTGCAGGGCGGCGACGTCGATCGCGACGAGCGCGTCGATCGCGGTGTCGATGTCCTGCGTGAGATCGGGTTCCATCAAGTGCTCCGTGGTGGTGGGTGGAATGGACATACTAGTCTAGCGGAGAATCTGGCACAAGAGGGTCGTGGCGGCGAGCGCGAAGATCACGAGGTACAGCGCGCGCTCGGTGTTGTTGGGGCGACCGGCGGGCATCAGTACCTCACGCCGATGGCGGCGCAGATTTCCCTGCCGCCCTTCGCGAGCACGTGTGAAAGAACATCGGCGGGGTCGCGCGTCCGCGTCAGGAGGTGCGCGTCGACTTCGATCGTGACGCCGACGTAGCGCGGGAGGTTTCCGCGGGGCTCACGTTGCTGGGCGCGGACGCGCATCGCCTGCATCGCGCGAGCTTCCATCTCTTCTTCGACGACACGGCGCTCATCGGCGCGGATCGCCTTCACAAGCGCGTCGAACGTCTCGTGTCGTCCGCAGGTGCATACCTTCATGCCGATGCGGAGATGGCACCGCTTGGCGTGGCGAAGTAGCTCACGCACTGCGTCGGTCTTTGCTTCGATAGTAGAGAACATCAGTCGCCCACCCCGAAACGGGCTACGGAGAGCTTATACCAGAGGTGCGTCACCTCATTCTCGAGAGCGCGTGTGCGGCATCGGTAGTGGTCTCGCTCTTCGCGCAACCGCGTGTTCTCCGATTGGCCGAGGACTGCGCCGAGCACGAGCCCGACCAACGCGCTGATCGCGGCGATGGTGATGGTTGTCGCGATCATGCGTCCCCCATCTCCGCCATCGCGGCGCGAAGCAAGCAGTAGGTGATGCGCGCCTCGCGCGCTTCGGTCACGGTCTTGACGATGCACCCCGGCGGGGACTCATCGCCGAACGGGAACGCGTATGCGAACATGGCGCCGCCGAGGTCTCGGTCCGTTTGCGAGAGCATCCGCCGGTACGTTTCGGCGGTGATGCGGTCGCGTAGATCGAGCTCGTCGATCGCGAAGCAGATGAACGACTGCTCCGCGCGGAGGAGCATCTCCGCGATCGCGTCCCACGCCTCGGCGAGGGTGGGCTTGGGGGTTCGCATCAGAAGGCCTCCACGCCGCGACGTCGCGCGAGCTCCTGCCCGATCGCCAGATACGCCGCCTCGGCGTTGGCGTTCGGGTCGAACGCGTGCCACCGCTCGGGGTGGTCGCGCATGATCTCGTCGTAGAAGGAGCGAGCGGTGAGCATCTCGGTATCCGTGACGTAGTCTGCCTCCTTGCTCTGGAGGCGCGTCGCAATCGCGATGATCCACGCGATGCGGCGGTGGGTCTGGCCGCGGGTGAGTGAGGTGAGGGGCATGGTCAGGCCTCAACCGTCGGCCACGCCGACGGGTTCGCGTTGATCCGCCGACGTTCGGCGGGGAGGACGTGGCGGGCCGACAGCGGCGCCGCGTGCTCGTTCGCGCGCACCCACGCGTCACGCTCGGCGCGGGTGTCGAAGGCGAGCACCTCGCGCGCCTGCTTGCCGGTCTCGATCCACGTCGCGCCGACCCCGTAGGGCCAGCGCACCGCGAAGAAGGTCTTGGTCATGGCTCAGGCCCCCCGCAACGTGGTGAGGGCCTGCTCCGCGGCGGTGAGCTGCGCGCGGGCGTCGCGGATGTCGAGCTGGTACCCGTCGAGCGTGCTCTGGGGCAGGAGCGCCTTGTAGGCCTGCACGTACAGGCGCTCAGCGCGGGCCACGACGAGCTTGGCATCCGCGACCGCGGCCAGCGCACGGAACAGCGTGTCGCGGCGTTCGGCGGTGGCGTCGTCAAAGAGCTTTTCGAGGCGGGCGTCGCGAACAGTCTGGATCATCGGTCTCTCCTTGGGAGTGGTGGGCCGCACCGCGCGGCCCGTGGACAGAATACTAGGTGGGGTGGACCAGTCTGTCAAGAGGCGACGTCAATAACCGCGTGCACCGTCGCCTGCTCGCAGTACTTCCCGGCGGGGCTCGACGCGGCTGCCTTGCACGCGTTGTTGTACGAGCCGTGCCACGACGTCTCCTCAACGCCCGGCTCCGCGGCGAAGCGAACGGCCTTGGCGCGGTACCGCGCGGCCATCTCGATCGCCCATTCCGCGTTCTCGGTCTCCCCCTTCGCGGCGTACTTGATCGCGTCACGGTCGAACGCAAACGCCTCACGCTCCGCCCGCGCGGCCCGGAAGGCGGGCGACTCCCAGTAGAGCACGACGTGGGTGTAGGCCCGCTCCGTCGAGCGCTTGTGCGTCTGGCCGGTGCGGGGCGAGCGGATCGAGAAGGTCGTCTTGGGCATCGTCGGTCTCTCCAGAGGAGTGGGTTGGTGCCGGGCCGTGCGCCCGACACCAGAAGGATAGGTAGGCTGGACTAGTGTGTCAAGGGGTCGCGAGAAAATAAAAGGTCTTCCCGCGCACCTCTTCCCGGCGGAGGTAGCCGACATCCACGAGCCCCTCGCAGACGGCGTAGATGTGGGCCCGGCTCAGGGCTGGCTTGCGGTTGGCGTACTCCGAGGTGAGCTCGAACTTGGCCGGGCGCGCCGCGTGGATCAGGTCGAGCACGTCGCCGACGGACATGAGGAGGCGGATCGAGACGTCGGGACGGGCCGGGCGCAGGGCCACCGCGCGCGTCAGGACCATGCGACCGGGGCGCGTGATGGAATAGCGGGGCACATGCTTGGTCACCCACTCCTCGTGGTAGCGCTCGGCCCAGCCCAGCGCCAGCAAG